CAACCAACTTACCAAAAGAACAATTTGAAACGGCTGAGGACATTTTGACAGTGCTTGAAATTCTGGAAGGACGGGCAAATGGCAACTGACGCAATCAGTTACGACAAGAATGAGTTGCGTGCCATTGTCCGTTCTTTCAAAGCAATGGACGACGAAGCAACTAACCAGGCAAAGCAAGCCACCAGTGAATTGGCCACATGGGTACAGGGCAAGATCAAAGCGGCCGCGTCAAGCCGTACCCGCAACCTTCAGGACAATCGCGTGGCAGACGGTTCGAAGGTTTCCAAGTCGTCAAAGATCGGTGAAATTTCATTTGGTTACGCTGGCCAAAAACTTAGCGGTGGGGCAACAACCCAACAGATTTGGGGCGGCGCAGAATTTGGTTCTAACAAATACAAGCAATTTCCAGTCTGGTCAGGCCGTGAAGGTCGTGGTTCACGCGGCTGGTTTATCTATCCAACCCTTCGAAGCGTTCAACCCGATATTGTAAAAAAATGGGAAGAATCATTTTCTAAGATCGTGAAGGAGTACAACTAAATGGCTGGTAGTCGTACCCTTAAACTTTCAATTCTTGGTGACGTTGACAATCTCAACAAATCGCTGAAAACCGCTGGCAAAGACGTCGATAACTTCGGCGACAAAATGGGCAAGGTCGGCAAAATGGTTGGCGCGGCATTTGTGGCCGCTGCCGCTGCCGCTGGTGCTTATGCAATCAAGATCGGCATTGAAGGCGTAAAAGCCGCGATCGAGGACGAAAAGGCACAGACACAATTGGCGCTGGCGTTAGAAAATGCCACGGGTGCAACCAAGCAACAAATTGCCGCCACTGAACAATCCATTCTTCAAATGTCATTGGCTTCAGGCGTTGCAGATGATTCACTTCGCCCTGCATTGGGTCGCCTAGTTAGATCGACGGGCGATATCACCAAAGCCCAGGATTTACTTAGCACGGCACTTGACATTTCAACTGCAACTGGAAAACCGCTTGAAACCATTGCAAATGCGCTGGGCAAAGCCTACGACGGCAACACCGCTTCATTAGGCAAACTGGGCATTGGTCTTTCAGCCGCAGAATTAAAAACCATGAATTTCACCGAGGTGCAAGGCAAACTGACCGATTTATTCGGTGGCGCGGCTGCCCGTAACGCTGATACTTATGCGGGACGAATTGCAAGAATGCAGGTGGCCTTTAGCGAAGCCAAAGAAACAATCGGTTTTGCGTTATTACCTATTTTGGAAAAGGTCATCAATTTTATTAATCAGAATGCGTTGCCGGTTATTAACGCGTTTTCAGGTGCGTTTAGCCTAGAAGGTGGCGGTCTTGGTGCAATTATTTCAAACCTTGGTAAAACAATTACAAATGTTTTCACGCCAATCATCAACGGTCTAGTCAAGGCATTCAATTACGTCAAAGACGCAATCGGCGACAACCTAGAAACTTTCAAAACATTCGGCAGTTACATTGCAACTTATCTTGCGCCCGTAGTCGGTACAGTGCTAGGCGGGGCATTGCAAATTGCTGGCAAAATAGCAGGTAGCGTCATTGACGTAATAGGCAAAGTCGTTTCAGGTTTGAACGTCTTGATTTCAGGGGCAATTGCTGGAATAAATGCTTTAATTTCTGCCTACAATTTTGCAAATAACATTTTTGGTGGCAAAGACATTGCCAAAATAAATGCGCCGACAATCAACGTTCCCAAAGTCAGCACACCTTCCGTTTCAACATCAATTCCATCAATTCCATCAATTTCAACAAGCACTTCGACTGGAACTGGCGGTGGGGGTGGTGGCGTGGCTACGGCGGCAAAGGCTGCTGCATTTGCGGCGGCTGGGGTTGCTGCAATTCCTTCAAACTTCAATGTTGCTGCATTTCGTGCTGGTGAAGAAAAAGACCGCGCAGGCACGACAATCAACTTAACCGTCACAGGCGCGTTCGATAAGGAAGGCACTGCCCGCACAATCGTTGACACCTTGAACAATTCCTACTATCGCGGCACAGGTGGCGCTTCCAACCTAATCGCACTATGACCCAGTGGACACCCATTTGGAAAGTCACAATTGACGGCATTGAATACACAGACGCAATTCTGGCCAACCTGACCATAAGAAGCGGTCGAACAAACATTTATGAGCAAGCACAGGCAGGTTACGTCAACATTCAATTGATCGATCTTGACCAGTCTGCAATCCCAGTCAGTATCAATTCAACCATTTCAATCCAGGTGCAAGATACGACGGCAACTTACGTGCCAATTTTTGGCGGTACGGTTGTGGACATTGGGTTAGAAGTCCGTGACGTAGGTTCGACCATGTTCACCCAAACCTATTCGATCACTGCACTGGGCGCCCTAGCACGTTTGCCAAAAGCATTGACCAATGGCGTACTTTCGAAAGATTTCGACGGTGATCAGATTTTGACAATTTTGACCGATTTGCTGGTCAATAACTGGTCAGAGGTAGCACCGTCAATCACCTGGGCAGAATACGATCCAACGACGACATGGGCGAACGCTGAAAATGCTGGACTTGGTGAGATTGACACCCCTGGGGACTATGAACTAGCGGCGCGATCTAGTGAGCGAACCGACGCTTATTCACTGGTTTCACGCCTTGCCACTTCAGGACTTGGTTACATTTACGAAGACGCAAACGGGGCAATTTCCTACGCCGACGCAACCCACCGCAGTCAGTACCTTTCGGCCAATGGTTACGTTCAACTCACGGCCAACCAGGCGCGTGCGGCTGGGCTTCGTACTGAAACCCGCGCGGGCGACGTGCGAAACAATCTGACGATTCAATACGGGGCAACCAGTAGCAGCGAAGTCAGCGCAAGCGACGACGCGTCAATTGCCACCTATGGCAGCCTTTCTCAGATCATCACCACGACCTTGCACAATTCAGCCGACGCCACCGCGCAGGCCAATTTCTATTTGACGCTTCGCAAAACGCCACAACCTATTTTTAGCGAAATAACTTTTGATCTAACAAACCCGGAATTAGACAACGCAGACCGCGACGCCCTCATTGAAATTTTCATGGGATTACCAGTGGCAATCAATGACTTGCCTGGCAACATGGGTTCGATCTTTCAAGGCTTCGTCGAAGGCTGGTCATTCCAGGCGTCTTACAACCAACTTTCGATTTCACTTATTATTTCGCCCGTTGCTTATTCCTTACAGGCATTGCAATGGAACGAAGTCCCACCACTACGGATTTGGTCGGGCGTGTCGCCAACGCTTGACTGGGCGCGTGCAACAATTGTCACCTAAGAAGGAGAACACATGACGAACCCGACAACCCCCTTTTCGTGGCAAATGCCACAATCGACCGATTTGGTCACGGATTTACCAGCCGACTTTGAAACATTTGGTCAAGCAGTAGCCACATCAATGGCTGATTTGCTTGGTGGCACAACAGGTCAAATTCTTTCAAAGGCGTCGAACACCGACATGGACTTCACTTGGATAACAAATGACGTAGGTGACATCACTGCCGTGACTGCTGGAACAGGTATCACAGGCGGCGGCACGTCAGGCGCGGTTACAGTTTCATTTGATCAGGCTAACTTTGGCGGCGGTCAAGGTGCTTCTGGTAAGAACGCAATCATTAACGGCGGAATGCAAGTCTGGCAACGCGGCACGACTTTTACAGTAGGCGCGGCAAATGCCTACACAGTAGATCGATGGCAGGCTAAGCGAACAGGATTGGCGGTCGGTTGCACAGTTAGCCGCCAGTCCTCAGGCATAACTGGAATTCAATACGGAGCAAGAGTGCAGCGCGATAGCGGAAACACTTCTACCGCTTCTCTGCAATTTTGGACAAATCTTGAAACAGTAAACTCAATTCCTTTTGCTGGAAAAACCGTGGCACTTTCAGTTTATGCAAAAGTGGGTGCTAACTATTCACCTACTTCTAGCGCATTGACCATTCAATTATACTCAGGCACAGGAACAGATCAGAATGCTAACGTTGCAGGATTTACGGGTTCTACAATAGTGGCGGGATCAACTATTACCGCCACAACAAGTTATGTTAGATATACAATTACAGGAACAGTTGCGGCAAATGCCACTCAGTTAGCCGTAATCATTTCTAACGCGCCAACAGGAACGGCTGGTGCTGACGATTGGTATGAGATCGCTGGCGTTCAACTTGAGGCAGGTTCAATCGCAACACCATTCCAGACTGCAACGGGAACAATCCAAGGAGAACTTGCCGCTTGCCAGAGGTACTTGCCAGCAATCAGCGCAAATAATGGTGGATTGTCTATAGGACAGGCTTACACAACAACAAAAGCAATCGTGGCAATACCATTCCCAGTTACGGCTAGAGTTGCACCAACTGGAGTGACTGTAAATGCTGCCGCCAATTTTGATTTAAGGCAAGCAAACGCCACTCGCGTCGCTTGTTCATCGGTTGCGTTTTTAGATGCTACCCCGTCTTGCGGTTCTTTGGATGCAACTGCAACGGGTTTAGTTGTTGGAAATGCAACACAATTTTTCAATGCTAATTTAGGAACTATTCTATTCACAGGATGTGAGTTGTAATGACTATTGAAACATACACAACTATCGACGGCTTAGAGTGTGTGACTTGGACAGATGAACAAGGGCAACACTCAATAACTAAAGACGCTTATGAGGCTATGCAAGCGGAACAATCCACACCAATGGTTGCGGATAAATGACTTATCCTGACGGCACAAACGCCAGGTTGATCGAAGTTGCCGCCGCTGAAATCGGCACAATCGAAGAAGGCGACAACCTGACAAAGTACGGCAAATTTACAAAGGCCGACGGGTTGCCCTGGTGCGGTTCTTTCGTCAATTGGTGTGCAGCGCAGGCAGGCGTCAAAATTCATTCAGTCGTCAGCACTGCCGTCGGCGCGCATAAATTCAAAGAAATCAACCGCTGGTCAAACATTCCGCAATTGGGTTATTTGGCTTTCATGGATTTTCCACATGACGGCGTTGATCGCATTTCACACATTGGAATTGTTGTTGGTTTGATCGACGCAAAGACTTGCGTGACGATCGAAGGGAACACCAGTGGCACAGGAGATCAGCGCAACGGTGGAATGGTGATGGTTAAAATCCGAGCATTTGGTGAAGGCAAAGAAATCGTCGGTTTTGGTATTCCTAAATTCACACCTTATAAGGGAGAATTTCCTAGTGTTGAAATGCCAAAAATGGCAGATAAACCAAAGAAGGAGAAAAAATGGAACAAGCCAAAGCCCTAGCAGCCTCATGGGGTCGATCATTTTTAGCGGCTGCGCTCGCTTTATACATGGCGGGTGTGACAGACCCTAAAACACTTGCAATGGCAGGTGTTGCAGCGGTTGCGCCAGTGATTTTGCGCTGGCTTAACCCAAACGACAAAGCCTTCGGTTCTACGGGGAAGTGAACCGCAGATTCGCAGCGGCAGGGTTGGTCTGGGCACTTGCACTAACCCTGACCGCTTGCGGGTATCAGGGGTGGACACGTTATGAATGCCAAGAATTCAAGAACTGGGAAAACCCAGAATGCCAAAAGCCAGAATGTATCCCGACTGGAACATGCACTGACGACTTACTTGGAGATCAATCGGCAAAAGCCCGCACGCCGTAAGTCACCAGAGGAAATCCACGCCCAACTCATTTTGATAATTGGGTCAACCCTTGCAGCGGTATTTTTGATCGTAACCCTGGGCATAACTTACGCCCTAATTTTCGTCACACAACCGATCGGCAACCAAGCGCCAAACGACGCGGCCTTCATTGATCTATTGAAAACACTGGCGATTTTCCTGACTGGTTCATTGGGTGGCGTACTGGCAGGCAATGGGCTGAAATCTAAGTCTAAGCCCACAGACACGCCGACAACCACGCAAGGTTCTTGACCGCACGCCAATCATGCGTCACCCTGAGAACAGGTGGTAGCACGTATCACCTAGAATCGGGAGAATTCAAAGTGACAATGGAACAAATCATTGGTTTTGTCATTATCGGACAATTAACCATCAGCACCATAATTTATTCAATGGGGTACCGCGACGGCAAATCAGTTGGCTACCATGCAGGCCGATCGACTGGAATGGCCATTGGAAGACAACAGGAGCGCCAACGCTAATGGGATTTCTAGACAACTACGAAGCAAGTCGCGAACGACTAGAACGCTGGATTAAGACCTACCCAACAGGTCGCATTGAAACACGAATTGTTGAATTCAGTGCTGAGAAGGGTTACGTTCTGATTGAAGCAAAAGCATTTAGAAACCATGACGACGTTTCTCCCGCTGGCATAGATTATGCCTATGGGTACCAGGCTGCCTATCAGCCCAACATGCGCCGCTGGTTTGTCGAAGATTCGGTGACGTCAGCGATTATGCGGGTGCAACAATTGGTCATGGGTGGTGCAGAACG